CTCCCATTTTGACAGTGAGACCAAAGAATGCTCAAGATCCAACGTCACATCGTTTCTAGTGACAAACTCCTGTGTCTGTTCGTCAAACATTTCAACGCCAGGAACGACAATAGTAAGCATTCTCTAGCCCCCTGTCATAAAAATCACGGAGTACCGAAGAGAGTGATAATAGCGTCCGGAGTTGGGAGAGCAGCCTCAGTTGCCCCTTTGCCATAAAGAAGATCTTCAAGCGCTGCAAGATCAGTAGGATCGACTACGGTAGAATCAATGACAATAAGAGCTGTCGGCTTAAGATTCGTAACCGGAACTGGAGTAGTTGTAACATCCCAGCTAAATGCAATTGCTTCCGGTGAATCATTGATCGTAGCATAAGCCTTTTCCGAGGGTGCGGCCAGACAACCATAAAGCAGATGCAACTTGTAACCGAATTCTGTTCCATCCACATCGTTCCCGACTCTTGTCCTATAGCTCAGACCAAACATCTTTCGACCCTGCTGTCCAATAGCAACACCCGGCGAGGGAAGGTCTGTACCATCACACTGAGCAAATTCTTCGGGATATGTGAATGCTTCGATAGTTGCACCAAACTCTTCAGCAGAAATCATGTTCAGATACTTGATGTTATCCGCATATTGCGGAGATGCTTCAGCTCCAGACGGCGTTTCGGTAACAGTAGTAAGACCGTTCCAAGCGAAACCAGTGTTATACACACCTGCGGCATCAGGAAGATACAGAACCCCATGGTCAACACCAGTTTCATACAATCTGTCACCGACCTGATCCCAGGTCAAAGGCGCCATTTTTGTCCTTTCCCTTTAGAAATACACGTTATAAACATCGTGATTTAAATTATCGACCGTATAAAATCGATTAAACAAACTCATAGGCATTGAAGCCACTTTATTTGGAATTTCACTATCAGGATCTCGGTCGATAACGGTAATGGCATACCTCAGCTTATGATTGTATACAATATCGTCGGCAAATTTAGTATCTGCAAAATCACGTTTATAGATAATGCATGGATATTTTAATTGTATATTAGTCGGTGGCTGAAAATACACATTAGGCGCAAATGTTTTAAGGAGTTGGTGCAATAGCAGGCGTTGCGCCATTATACACCTCCCCTAGTCTCAAGAGAAGGCGAGGACTTTGAACTTCAACGCTTGAAACAGTCCAAAGAGTCCCCGCCCACTCTATATAACGAATAGCGAAGAAATGCTCATATGCATACGCATCGGCCACAATACTAATAGAATTTTGAACGCTGAGATCTGGATTGAGATTCTCACCTTCATGAAGATTTCTTGCATTTCGAATAACATCTCCATAATATGAGTGCTCAACAATATCATCAACCCACACACCAGGTTCTCTTTCTACTGACTCACCATAACCAATACGACCGTAAAATTTCGCCATGAAAAACCTACCTTTTACGGACCAGTCTTCTTAGTAACAACTACTGCCGATCGAATCTTCGTCAAAGCGCCAGAAACCCGAGTCTCATACAGGTACTTGTACTGGTTGTAGTCAATGTCGAAGTCGTCGAAGAAGTTAATTTCTCCACCCTTGTCTGCACCGATCGTATAATCCTTCAAATTCACGACGATACCGAGCAAGTCTGGCTCCGACTCCATCACTTCAACAACTACGATTGCCGAAACGCCAAGTTCAGAAGCAAGTTCCGATACATTGCGATACATCCGCCGTTACATTCCATCTCTAGAAAGCAGCATCTGCGTCAGGAAAGGCAACGTCGTGTAAAGAGTCGGAGAACCCGATCCTTTATAAGTACCCATGTTTGTAACGAATGCATCGACAATATCATTCGGTGTAGCAGCAGTGTCGACTTCCATCTTAGCAGCATAAAGATCATGATCGAGGTAGATCGACCGAATACCAGCACCCTCAGCCGAGCCTGCAGGATCCTTGATCTTGTCTGCACTAGCGACATCGCGGCCATCACCGATCAAAACAGCACGCGCCAATTCCTCATCGAGCATAAGGCGCATCTCAGCCTTGAGCCAAGCCACAACGTCGAAATCGGTGATATCGACAATGTCGTCACGATCCAACTGCTGCTTCTTGTAGACCGTGCTCGGAGTCGTGACACGCTTGGTGAGTCCGAAGAACTCTTCCTTCTTCAAATTTCCCTTCACATAACCCATAGCACGTGCTTCTTCAACCGTGATATCGGCAACAAGCGACTTGATTCTAGAAAACGGTGAGTGCTTTGTACCGTTGATGACGCCGGAAACCCATTCGATTCGTCGTTGATCAAATTCAGGAGTATCCGTAACTGAGCGGGCATCAGGAAAAAGAAGCTCGATATTATCGATGCCATGCTTGAGTGCGTACGCCTCGACGGCATCTTTCAGCGATCCAGACTTCTGCGCGTCGGAAACAATCTCTCGCATCGCATCGTGTGAGAGAGTTGGCTTCTTCTGCTTTGTCTTGCCTTCGCTCTGCTCCTCGAAGACATTTCGTGACATGCGTCGTCCTTCCTTTTCATTATTTCCATCATGGTGGACGAGTTCCGACGCGGTTTTATCAACAGAATTATCCGTGAATTTATCCGTGGATTCATCCGTGGATTTATCCGTGGATTTATCTGTAGATTCCCCATCGGAATGAGCTGCTTCACTAAGAGATTTATTAGAGCTCTCAAGAGCGGCGCCAATCATATAGTGAACAACATTCTTTTGTTCCTCAGTCAATGAATCATAAACTTCCTGGACCGTGGGCTCATTGGAATCACCGGTGGAGTTATCAGTTGAATCCGAAGACGAACCATCCGCATGATTAAGCTCCAAACCCGTGTAAATAATTGCCTCATCGTCCAACGTAACCATCTCGCCGTCAGCATGAGCCAAAGTAATATTATCAATAAGCGCGCCTGGATTAGCACCAGACAATACGAGACTCAACTCACGAATAAATCCATGAAGAACCTGCTTTGATTTCTCTGTGAGTTGATTCGCATAAATAGACAATGATTTAATATCTCCATGCTCTACTAGTGTTCGAGCGTTCTTCGCCCCATCGGTCCCATTGAAGAACCCATAGGCATAAACACCGTCTTCTCGGTTCTCGAGCGTCGCGTAGCCAAGCACGTTGCTGGGCTCATTATGGTTGTGCTGCCAGACCAACGGAACCGTTGTCTTATGCTGATGCTTGAATGCATCTGGCATAATAATCCGACCATCTGAACATTTAAGACCAGCTTTCGTGGCATAGCCGCTAAAATCGGGCGTAGCCTCAACTCCCATTTTGAACGTCCTTTCTAGATTTTGAAACTAGAATAGGTGCTAGATCTAGCTTAGACTGATTAGTATCGGATACATGCCCATTAGTTGCCGTTCTATCAGGGTTAGCCGCTGGCATATTACTATTAATCAATCTGTCAGCTTTTGGATCTGAATGTGGAGACAAACCGATCACTTGGCGAATCTCATTCGAAGACATGATTTCATTCCGAGTAAACTTATCGGCAATCTCGGCGATGTTCTCAATTGGAACCAAGCGAAATGGATCTCGGAAGAATTGAATTGTTTGTTTTTGAGTTCGAGCGGTTTTTGTCAAGAAAGTACGTCGCATAGATTCAACCATTGAAGTAAGAACAGGCTCAATTGTTCGATTCCAATAGTTCAGCATGGCCTTTTCATCAGCCGTACCATTCATAACTTCTTCAGTTAGACCGAGCTGTCCATAAAGCATTTTTGTCAGATACTCGATCTGAGACATAAGATTATTTTCGGCTGGACGATTTAGCTGAGTGATCTTTTCGGTTCCGTCTGTATAGGCAATACCGTATTGACTACCTTTAAGTTGAAATTCAATATCCTTACGACGTTGTTCTGCTTGTTCTCTACGTGCTTCAGACTTGATCACATATGGAAGCTGAATGATAAGATCAAGTTTTCCAGATGCAGATTGTTCATCAACAACGTCTAACAAATTAAGTTTACGAAGCAAACGTTGAAGAGTTGAATTAGGCTCATTCATTACCGCATACAAAGGGTTTTCAACAATAGCTACCGCAGATTTCTGTAAAGTAATTTCTTCTCGATTTGCCGTTGCTTCGTTATACAAACTAACTCTTACGTGTTGTGGGTACCATGTAACAATCTCACCGACACGAAGAGTTAAAATATCAAACCCGCCACTTTGCTGCGGACTAATTGAAGTATCAACAGGAACAAGCGCTGCGACACCTCTATCAAAAAGTGTCATAGCGACATCTTGTCTAAACGCGCGAGCAGCTTGATCAATATTGGCTTCAAGAGTTAAACAATTATTAATACCACTATCAATATCTTCG